GAACGGGGTCGGAGGTTTCCGTGGGTCCGGGAGGGGGACCCTGAACAATGCCGGAGGGCGTGGTAGCCTCGGGGACCGTTGGCGTTAAAGACGTAGTTGTCGGGGCCGTAGAAACAGGCGTGGTAGCCTCGGGGACTGTTGGCGTTACAGGCGTAGTTGTAGGAGTTGTTGATATCGGCGTGGTAGCCTCGGGGACTGTTGGCGTTAAAGACGTAGTTGTAGGAGCCGTAGAAACCGGTGTCGAAGGCGGGGCAAAAGGCTCTATTGGCGTTACCGGCTCCTCTGGTGGAACCGGTAGTATTGTCACTTCCGGGGGCGGCTTATACGGATATAGCAGATCCACCTTTCCGGTGTACGGGTCCTTCCTTTCAAAAGGCGCATAAGGGTCAAATTGGCCCAGCCCCGTTTCAGGATCTACGTTGTAGTCATACAGCGAAGGCTGCTCGGCAGAAGACACCAAAACGTCAGATGCTTGATAGTACGGTGCTTCTGCTTCTCCGCCGGTAGGCGGTTGTCCAATAAAAACAGGGCGGGTAACCGATTCGCCAGTAAAACTTTGTCCGGGTACTACAGGGGGCAAATACGTGTTTATGAAACTTTGGTTCGGCGTAAAACCACCCGCCACACTCGCATTATCTAATAAATCTAACAAACGCGTCATTGTAGCTTTGTTTTCTGAATTTAAAGCGCCCTCGCCCGTGTTACTTAAAAACCCCCTATCCGGAGCCTCATCGGGTCTGCCATAAAAATGCGATAACCACGTTTCAGAGCCGCTTTCGGGACTGTCTCCTAACCATGCAAGCAACCACTGATAATCTGTCTGGCCATCCGGGCGCTTTGTACCAAGAAGACCTAACAAATTCATGGCCTCTATAAACTGGCGGTTAGTCGTCCCCTCCGCAAAAAGAATTTTACCGTCATCGTTAACACTCATGTACGACGGCAAAGTTCGAGGTTTAACGGTAATATTCCCATTAGTAACATCGACATTTCCACCAGATGCGGCCAAAGCTTGCAAATAAGCCTTGTAAGCAACATCTCCCGTTAATCCCCCAATAAGACCATTGCCACTACGACCAAAGGCCTCCAAAAATTCTTCAAGTGTCATGGGGGCACTCGTGCCACCAGAACCGCCTACTTGAGGAACACTACCGCCCGTGTTATACCCAGCAAGACTGCCAATACCTGAAGTTAATGCCATCTTATTTACCCGTAATATTGTTGGACCTTCAATGAAGCGCCCTCATCTTCCCAGTAGTCAGAAGGCAACTGAATAAAGTTGCCTTGTCGATAACGCATCAACGCCTGCGTCGTGCTATCAACTAAATCATCATGCTCCCCGTTAGGAAACGCCGCACACTCCTCAATAACTTCGTGTGCCCACGACTCGTCCGGTGCCCAAATCATCCCACTCTCAAACAAAGTAGAAACACTGTGAACCCTTGACACCTTGTCATTTCCTCGGCTAGGGGTAAAGTTTACCACAGGAATTCCCATGTTTCGTAGCTCATGGGTCAAAGGCATACCGCTCGCCTTGGCCTCAATAATGACCGTTTCAGGCTCCCAAAACTTGTACGCCTCCATCGCCATCTGTTTTAACTCCGGGAAATCCCAGCGACCTTTTTTAGCGTCCAGCAAAATCAACGCCGCTACCGTTCCTTCTTCCGGATAAAACACCCCCCACGTCGTAATCGCACTATAGTCAGCCCTAGTGCTTTTGGAAAACGCCGTGTCATAGCTCTGAATAACATATTGCAATTGCGGAATGTTCTGCTTGTCCCAAACATTCCACCACTCCCGCTTGATAATCGCGTTTTCGTCGCCGGTCGGGTTTTGTTGGTACTGCGCGTTCCATTTGGGCAACGGAATCGACGCCTTTACCGCCTGCATCTCCTCAAATGACCAAAATTGCGGCCACAAAGGCTTGCCAGACGGCATTTCCATAGGAAATTCAATGACTTCCCAGTTGTCCGCCAAACTATCCCGCGCCTGCGCCCGAATCAATTGGCCCGTCAAATCCTTCTCAGACCACCGGGTCATCACCACAATAATGGCTCCACCGGGCTGCAAACGCTGGCGAGGACCACCCGTATACCACTCCCACGCGTCATCAAACCCATTTAACGACATCGCCGTCTGCTCAGAGTGCGGATCGTCAATAATGATCAAATCACCACCACGACCCGCCAAGTTTGAGCCAACACCCACGCCGTAGTACATGCCACCACGGGCCGTGTCCCAACGTCCGGAAGCCTTGGAATCCGCTGAAAGGGCCGCGTCCGGGAATATCTCAAGATAATCCTCGCGTTCCAAAAGGTTTTTGACTTTTCGGCCAAAATTGACCGCAAGCTCCGTGGTGTGAGTGGCCTGAATGATCTTCATCGCCGGGTTTTTCCCGATCATCCACGCCGGAAACAAGAAACTGGCAAATTCAGATTTGGTGTGGCGCGGCGGCATGTTGATGATCAGGCGCTTTAACTCGCCTTTAGCCACCCTCTCAAGCTTCTCCGCCATGATTCGGTGGTGCCTGCCCGCAATGAACTCCGGCCACATGCTGCGAACAAAGCTTAAAAACTCGTTTTGGCAAGCTTCGACCTGCTCAATCTGCGCCAGACGGTACTCAAGCTTCAGAATCTTCTCTTCCGCTTCCTCATCTGTAATGCGTTCAATGGACATATGAGACAGCCTTTTAATTACCTAAAACTATTAAAGCATATAAGACACGGTAGGTTTGAAATTTTTTATAAAATTTTTGGCCACATTTGACTATTTTAAACTCTTTTTTTATTTGCTTGGCCACAAATGACCTTTTTGTTGCGGCTTACCTTTTTTTAACAATTTTTTTGTTCCACGTGGAACATCGATATGGTTTCACCGCTGTGTTGTTTGTAAGAAACATGCACCTTGATGCCGCTCGCCGGGCCGCCGCCGCGCCGCGCGGGCGATGCGCCGCGATCCCGCGCCGCTGGGCCGTTTGACGCGATCCGCCCACGGGCCCCGCTAACTTCCTTAAATGTGTCTTTACGTCAGTTGACCGGTCAAAACGTCATGACAAAAGCAACGCGGGCACTGGCCCCCGGTGCCCGGACCCCGGCCCAGTGCCCCCGGTGCGTTTTGCTCGGTGCAGGGGGCGCGGCCCCCGCGCCACGTGTTACCGGTTGCGGCAAACACTTGAAGTAAATTCTAGGGGGCGTTTTTCGGCGCTCTCCCGCGAACCGCTCGGAAAGCCGCGTAAACACTGGGGGGCGTGTGCGATGCCTGGGCGAATCGGCAGCTTAAATGCCCCCCGTGCCAAAAACCAAAAACTGTCGGCGGCGGAGTGAATAACCCTACAAACTGTGGGAAGTGAAAACGGACAAACAGCGGGCACAAAAAACCCCGCTCGGGGCGGGGTCTGGTTTCAGTCGGTCCCGATCAAGTCGGGGTTATCGATCACAAAGCCGGACCGATCCCGACGCGCGCTACCCTTCGCGGTTAGTCCGACAATGCACCCGGTTCCCTCGGTTGCGTTCAAATAGTCGGAGCGATCCCCGTCTATCACGCGCCGCCCGAGAAACTTAGCAGGCAAGCCGCCGCGAAATACAACCGCAATCGGTAAGCCGGTCGCTAATGCTTTTTCATTTTGCCGGCGGTACTGGGGCCGCCCGCTATAGCTGAAAATTAGCCGGTAATTATCGGGCGTTTTGCAAAGCCGATCCGCGCGCTTTGTATAGTCCAGCATAAAAAGATTGGGATGCGCTTGCGGTATGCCGAGCATTTCCCAACGGACATCGGACAGAACGTTAAGCCGGACAACGCCGCGCTCCCCAGTGCGGTCACAAAGCTTTCCGAAGTTGGATAGCTCGCGGTGGAGTTGATCAAGAAAAGCCGCGCGATTGTCGCGGAAGAATGCCGCCTTGCGCTGGCGCGCTTCGCGCACGTTATCAAACCGCCCGCGCCCTTGATCTGCCAGACAAGTATCAGCGCACCCCGCCGCCTTAGATGCCGGGCACAATTCCGCATCGGGATAAAGTGACAAGCCCGCGTAACGAAATGAACCGAACACGTTCCCGAGTTCCGCCGTCTTTTTCAATTTGGGGTTTGCACCCCGCGTGTCGAGTAATTGCATAATCAGTTCCCAAAGTGTCGCCGCCCATCGCGGCCCGCTTAGGGTATCGCATACGCTAGGCAAAAAAAAGCCCGCCGGATGGCGGGCTACTGAGGCGGGATTGCCTACGCGGTCACGGCCTCCGGTCCGGCGGCGCGCTCCAGTTCGCGGATGCGCTCCACATTTTGGCGGTTGGTTTCTAGATGCCGGTCCGCACACTGGCGGACGTTATCCAATCGGCTCACTAATTCGCGAGCGATACGGTACGCCAAATCGCTCAGTTGCGTGTCGGTTGCATGGCCTGCCGGAATCCAATCGGCAATGGCATCAAAATCCAATTCCGGTGATTCCCATCCCGAGCTTACCGCCTCATGAATCACATCATCTAACGTAATGCCGCTGTTACTCATGATTTCGACAATGTCATATGCGCGGTCGCAATAAACGGTTCCGCTATCCAATTCGACATCTTCAATTGTGACTGTAGTTCCCATAACAAATTATCCCAAAGTTAGCCGCGACATTGCGGCAGTCGGACTATCGCATACCTCGCGGGCAAAAAAAAGCCCCGCCGGAGCGGGGCACACTTTGGGGAGTGTAGGTTATGCGGCCATCGCCACGCGTTGCCAATCGGAGCGGGGCAAATCCAACACGCGCCCGCCCAGTTTCTGCCAATCGTCCACGCTATCCGCGTCCGCCCGATGCGCTACCGCCGTCACCGCGTTCACCATAGTGGCGCGGGTTACTGGCTGACCGGCATAGCCCGCCTGCCCGATGGTGGCGAGCAAGCCGTCCATCAGGCTAGCGGTATCTTTCTTAGTCAGCGCCAACACTTTGCCCATGGCCTCGACTGCCGACTGCGGCGAGCCCTCGACTTTGTCCTGATGCGCGGTTTTCATCTTTTCTAGCACTTCATCGAATGATTCGCGGCTAGCATATGCGGCAGTGACATCCCGCATTTGAAGCGCCAGCGCATGATTGTCAGCATCCTTTGCCTCATCTGTCAGCAGGCCCCAAGTATCGGCATCGCCCCGCGCCCCAGTGATGTGCGACTTGCGAGTACGCTTTTCGGTTTGCATCCCGTTCAGGCAGGCCAGCGTCCAGAACATTTGGTAAACATTAACGCTACCGCAACCGACTTCGCTGTTAGACATACCTATGCCCAGCGCCATGATGTCGCCAACCGCCGCGCCCTCGCCAGTGATGACCGCTGACTTTAGGCGAAGGTATAGGCGCTTGTCAGTCACCGTCCCGTTTACCACTTGCCACTGGGCATCGCTTTCCAGCAGTTCAGGCAGTGCGGAGTTGAGCAGGTGAACATTGTCGAAGGTCTTAAACTTGTCTGAGACAAAGGCGCGAGCAGTCCCTGCGCGGTCAGAATGCTGGAACGAACGGATCATCCGCACCGCCGGTTCTTTCTGCCAGATAGCATTAATCAGTCCATCGAATTCAGCAGAGTAATCCTGCTGAAGGCGGCGGGCAGTCCGGACATCGATACCGGCCCGCTGGCTGATCTGGTCAAACGCCACGTCATTGGCGGCGAGGATCTGAGTCGGTGCCCCGCCAGACTGTTCCATAATGATTTGGCTGACCTTGCTACCGTCACCCCGATCACCGGTCATAAGTTGAAGCTGGTTAGTGGGGGCCAGAAAGTCCTGAGATCTAGCGGCTTGGTCCTGCACCTGTTGAAGCAAGCGGGTCAGGGTGTGGTCTGAATTTTCAATCGAGTGTTGCATGGTTACTTCTCCCAAAGTACGCGGCGACATTGCCGCAACCGAACTATCGCATACCGGCCCCCGCTCCGCAATGCTCTTTTTAAAATTTCTTTAGCATAAAAAAGCCGCCCGAAGGCGGCTTGGCGTAGGCGCTAGCACCTACGGATCACGGGCGAGCAAGGATACAATCCGATCCCCCTCGCCAGTGATGGGGGCAGGCCGTCCGACGTAATCGTCGTAAAGCCAAACAAAATGACCTCTAGGATCAAGGCCCTTTTCACAACACGCGTCCACCCAACCCTGCGGCAGGGCATGGTCGTAAGTCAGGCCCGCGTATCTAGCCTCGGCGGCTTCGCCTCTTGTCATAGCGTTTTCCTCCCAATAAAAATATGGCCGAGGTATCGGCTTGCGAAATGCTTTTGCCAAAACGATTTTTTGTTTGCGCTTTTTAAGGCTTTCTTCGTATCTCCAAAAAAGAGAAAACACCTCACCTCCACGCCCCCGTTTTTATTTCGCCGGGAGCAGGCGCATTGTCCGCAAACGATTCAATGTTGTTCAGAATCTCGCAGACCTCTTCCACATCCCATATGGTGTGAGATTCGACAAAGGGCACACCGTCCGCTTCTTTGTCCCATTCATTGTTTGCAAATTCCTTTGCAGAGGCATGGTCAGGAAACCACCTGCACCGCTCGCCGCACACCACGGTCCACACCGGTAATCTTAGTTCGCTCATGACTCATCCTCCGCCGTAGACTCAAGGGTGTAGCAGGTGTCACCGTCATATTCGCGAACGTCCACAATTTCCATTTGATCGCAATGGGGTTCGTACCATTCATTTTCCACCGTGTTGTCGGCCCCAATGTTGGCATGATACATCTCGTATACGCGCTGATTAAAAACGATGTGGGCGATTTCAATAGCTTCCTCTTCACTGCGCGCCAAGACATCAATCTTTGTGTCCATCGAAACCCAGCCGTGGATCTGGTAGTGATCTCGCGTTTCGATTGAGGGCCAAAGCTCAACATCCGTTAACGCCGCCGCCACTTCGTCGGCGCGGCTGTCCGGTTGATCGTCTTCACAGGTGTTGCAGGTAAAGCACTCAGGTTTGCTTTTTGGGCGGATGTAATCCTTTTCACATTCGCAGTCCCAATAAGCAGGATTGGTAACGGTGGCAGGGTCCTGCCCGTATTGTTCAATCGCTGTCATGACACGGCCTCCCGATTTGCGGCTGGGAAAGTGTCGCAATACTCCGCCACCAAATCAGCAAAACTCATTACGCCCCAATGTATCTTCAAGCTTTCTAAATGATGGGGGTCATCATTCTGCTCTTCATGCTCAATCAGTTCTTCTATCAACCGTGAAGTAGTTTCCTCTTTAACGGCCCTAAGAGCTTCAGAAATGTCTTGATAAATCTCCGATCCTTGATCGTAGCGTTTCAAACACCACGCCATCTCTTCTGTTAAAAGCGCCAATGCAAATTCAAGTCTCATGGTTCGTCTCCCGTTGGTCAGGGCATATGCCCATCACCATAGTATGGGATACATCACATAGTTGCAATAGCGTGAAGAACACTCCGGTACGAAACAGGATGGCTGAAATGTTTAGTCGGCTTCGCGTTTAAACCGTCCATTTTCAAATCCACCGCACGGTCACCGCGATACAGGAATATCTCACTGCCCGTGGCACCGCACAGCTTTACTGCAATCCAACAGCTACCCCGCGCGTGTTTAGTAGCAAACGCCACCTGATGCGGCGAAATGTCTACGGACATATTGTGTGTGGTCTTCAACTCCACCATATGCCAATCGCCCTTGCCATCCATGATCAAGACATCTGGCACACCCAAGGTAGCCCTCGACTCCAGCCGCGTGGCTGACCAATCCGGACAGTTATCCCGGATAGCTTTCTTCAACGCCTGCCAGAAGCTGGCTTCACGCTGTTTCTTTGGCTTTGCTTTTACTTCCAAAATATCGGTCATTACCCGTCAACTCTTCAAAATCCAACCGTTGTAGTGAAGTCATATATGCGCGCTTGGTGTAAATCACTGGAGTCTTATTCTCGTTAACCAAATCCCACCGATCTGAACCAAACCAGAGTCGTCCCAAGAAATTAATCAGAAACATCTATGTCCTCCGCTAACCGCTCACGCGCCTTGGACCGATTACCTCCGTCCCCTGCTCCGGCATCGTGCGTTATCGGAGCATATGCTTGCTTCAACTCATTCAAAGCCTTCAACACTTCTTCCTTGCTCATCTGATCAATCGTACCGTGACGGATCTCTGTCTTGTTCACGTAGATGTCGCCTTGCGCCTGACCACGACGATACTCTGCCTGAACCGCCGCACTAAATGCGCCGTTTTCAAGAGCAGCGTCCCGAATCACTTGCAGATCCCGCAGGTGCCGTTGGTATTCCACGCCATACTTCTGATCAAGCTCCTGTCGATATTCGCGGATAGCTCGACAAACATGGGGGCTGATGCGGGGGTTGGTCAGTTCGGAAGCGCGAACATGAGCGGAGCGTTCAGGATACCCGGCATTGATCGCCGCCTCCCGCATAGTGATTTGCCCATCTTTTGCCACCAGTTCTCGCACAAAAAGTTCTTGCTTACGCGTCAGGCGCTTTTGGGCCAATGGCGGTCGTGTTCTTGTCTGTTGCTTTGCTTCGGGAAGTGAGGCCGCTTTGGTGTCCAGCACCTTAGCGTACCGGCTTTTCTTCTTGGTCATGCGAAGACCCTGTATGTGAGTAAGTCCGGCTAACCATACCTTATTTTTGCCCCCTGTATATATATTTTCCAGAGAATTAAAAATAATTTTTTTGAAAACTGGAAAACCTCAATAGCAATAGCTTGATTAACAAGCTTGGTACAAAGTGGTGTATCCAACGGGACCCTAACGTGACCCGTAAAATTGAGCGTTTATGCGCCCTGTAGGCCCGTGGTCCCGCCGTCCCGCCGGTCCCGCCTATTTGGAATTTATTTTTTTATTTTTTTATTTCTCTGGAAAACACTATATAGATAGCGAAATTAAGCACCGTGGTCCGTGGTCCGCTGGTGTAGTGTAGAAGTGTAGGTATTTTTCTTAAAAATAGATTATTCGAAGTACAGATGGGGTGTAGATATAAAAGGTAGCCCCTTTCTTGCTGCACTTCTACACAAAGGTCCGTGGTCCGTGGCCACAAATGACCTTGTGTATGTACCTTGTATATACAATGTATATATCCGTGGTCCGTGATACGTGGCCCGTGCCTGCTGTCTCCCGACATGGGGCTAATGGGCCACGGCTCACGGTAAGAATGGGCCGTGGTCTATTCTCCCTGCTCTAAGTCTCGGGGCCATTCCCATTGCGGGTCGTGTGAGGTAACGATGGTGCATGATGCTGTAAGGATAATGAGTATCCCTGCCATGACTTTCGCCGCCCCGACGAGCAGTTCACCTGTGCGGTCGCTCATGCGCCTTCTCCTTCAGGTCATGTTGACGTAGTCACGTCGGATGATGAGTTGTAGTCCGACGTATTCGCCGGGCCAGTGTGAGTAGGCTTTTTCTAGGCCGTTGAATGCGGCCATTACATCCTGTTCAAATTCTTCTTGATCTTTTAGTTCGCGGATGAAGGGGGTTTGGGAAATGATTTCGGCGGAGTTTGTGCCGTCTTTTTCCGTGAAAGCGAGGATGACGGCGTCGTGATGCCCCTCGTAGATGGGGGTGTGGTTTATTTCTTGATTTTTCATGATGGTGTTTTTGCCGTCAACGATTTCGGTGATGTTGTTGGCGATGCCATCTATTTTGGATGCGGTTTCGGGGTCCGTGATCCGTGTAGTGTTAGCCAGTTTTTGCAGGTCAAGGACGGCGGTACGGATTTGGATACCGGTTTCTTCTAGAGTTGTCATGATTTTCTCCCAAATGATGTTCCACATGGAACACCCGCGACTATCGCATATATGGGATAAAGCGGTCTAATTCTTTTTTGGAATAAGCTTATGCCGGAGGGGTGACGAAGAACATGAAGTAGAGGGTTAGGCCGGAGATAAAGGCGAGGGCTAGGAAGTGTTCAGCTATTTCCATTTTCACTTCTTTCTTTTTGTTCTTGCCGTGGCACTGTTCGCACAGTGCGTTGGTGATGGGTACTCCACAGCGGTTGCAGACGTAGCAGTGTCTCATTAGTGCAGCTTCTGTTTGTTGAAGGAGGCTTTGGTGTTTATTAAGTAGTCAGTGTATACGATGAAGCCGATTTGGCACAAGGACAGGATGAACTCATGTTCGTCCTCGGCCATGAGGGTTTCCATGAAGTGCTTGGAGCTTTCATCTCCTGCCATCATTCGCAGTTCCATACTTTGCACAACGTATTGCCGAAAATCTTCGTTATCTTCCAATAACTTAGCAACGAAGCTTCGTTCTTCCGAGTCGATAGGTAGTCCCATGCCGACTATTGTCCCAGTTTGTAGTACGCTAAACAAGCGGATGTCTGGGGGGACGTTATGGAGCCAAAATTGTTTTTAATTAGATGGCGTGACGCGTGTGGCGGGGGCCGTGTAGGTTGGCGTTCGGTTGAGGAGATGCGGGATACGAAGGAGGCGGCGGTGCTGTCGTGCGGCGTGATTTTGCATCAGGACGAACAGCGTATTTTGATATGCCCGCACGTTTTGTTAAATGACAAGGGGCTGGTGGAAGAAGGGGACGCGGAACTTGCAATACCCATGGATTGGGTGACCAGCATTCAGGAGTTGAGGAGTCATGAATAAAGAAGAAGAGTGGCAAGAGTTTCTTGATAATTTAGAAGATGAGAGCGAGTTGGATTTTGAGGAAGATAACGACGAAGACTTTGAAAAGAAAGACCCGTCGTTTTATGCCAGCCGCTTACAGTTGATAGAAGAGGCGGCAAAACGCGTTAAGCGTCGTTAAAACCTTTCGCCAATATTGCACACCAGAAGTATAAATCTCCGTCCACCATGCTGGATTTCAATTTATTGACCCGGTCACACACCAACCGGACGTTCTCAGGTAGGTAACCCCGTTCTGGGTCGATTCTGTCAATGGATATGTTTGTCCCGCGCCGTGAGCCGTGGTTCGAGGCTAGTCCTTCGTGCATCCATGTCATGGGCAATTTAGACAAAGCGCAGAGTCCATTTTGGTGTTTAAACAAATCGTATAAAAAATCGGAATCAACGTCGTCACTTAGCTCTATGTTGTATTTTTTGGCGCGTTGGCGCATGTCGTGGTGTCTGGCGGCGACGTAGTTACGAGGATTTTTGTAGATACTGTTTATTTGGCGGTCGCGGCAGCAATCGTTACAAAGTGCTTTACCGCGCTGGTATTTACCGGTTTGGTGAAAACGTTTGCCGAATTCTTTTTTTGGTTTTCTTTTCTTGCACTCTCTGCAAGTAAGCCGATCCAACCGCCTGCCCCCACATGCGATTAATCTTAGGGGCTATGTATACTAGATAACGGTCAAGCAAGCAAGGCGATGATCAGGAAGATCACAAACATTATTGCATATTGCTTCCAGCCGCCTAGTTCTTTTTTCGGCTCGCTAATCTTCCACAGTTTCTTCATCTTTTGGCCTGTAATAAACAACGTGTGCGCCACACTCGGCGCAGGTCAGGTTTGAGGACATGTCAAAATGATCGTCTTCTTCAGACAGGTCGTGGTCGCCTCCCCAGATAAGTTCTCCCCCGCACCACCAGCATATAGCTCGGTTCATTACAGTTTCTCCGTGGGTTGAAGTTTACTCCATTGTGAGCAAGGCTCCGTGGCCCGTGACCCGTGTAACGTACAACGCCACTTGCGTTTGCCTGTCGGCTTACTGTGGCGACAAGTTATACACTCAACGGCAATCGGTGGTGGTTGGATACCGTTGGGCCAGCAGTGTGGTCTGTAGTTACAATACCGGCATTCAAAGCAGTCAGGGGTATCTGCAATGCGGGCGGCGGACGAGCCACGGACCACGGATACTGATTTACGCAGAAGGTCTTTGTAACGCGGCGCGTTAAACGCCACGTGTTCTGTGTGATACGCGGATGTGTTTTTGTTGTAGGCAACCATCCACGCAGAAGAAAAACCGGAGAGCCCCATAAGCAGTTGCATCTGATCGTAGTAGATGGGGTGGCTCCGGGCGATTCCTTGATTTTTAAAGCTGTTCCATTTCTTATCGTTCATGGATTTAATTTCAAGGATTTTAGGGCTTTCTTTTGCCCCGGTGTAAACAACGCCGTCAGCGTGGCCTCGCACATGACCGCCGAGGGCGGTGTAGGTCCACTGTTTGCCGGTCTTTGGATTTACTTCAGAAACAGCCACCCCGGCGGACTTTAGGTCTTCGACAACAACATCCTCCAAATGGTGGCCAAGGTTAAAGATGCGTATGACGGCGGGCGGGGGGTTGCTCTGGGGATAACCCCGAAGGCTATATTGCAAGAAGGCGTGACATGGGTTGCCCACGTTACTTGCTCCAATGTAGCAACGCCTTTCGTTTTTGTATGCCTTGGCTGTGCCGAGGTCAATTGCATTTATCAGATCCATGTCTGATACCATAACATATATAAAGGATAGTGGCAAAAAAAGCCCCGCATTGCGCGGGGCTCGGGTTTAATGTTGTTCACTTTGGGAGAAAACTACAAACCCTAATTACTTTTAGGAGTAATCGCATGGTTCCATCAAACCACGCACTATTCATAATACCCGACAGGTTTCACCACTTCAAGAACTTCTATCGTTGCTTCATCTGCCGGTACAACCGAAAGATCGCTTTGTAAAGCAACCGGTTTGTTTAACCGGTCGGCAGTCTGGTGCGCGGCTTGTATGGCGATCTTCACGTCTTCCGACGCTAATCCAAACCACCATTTGCCAGTTCTTTGATCAAACGATCCAGAAACCATCGGGCTTTCCTTAAATCCTCTATCGGAGCGTTTTTATGCTCGTACCGCCAAAGGTATTTCATTGAAGACGCTTTGAGGTACGCCTGAAACCCCTCCGAGGTCAAGCTGGCTTTAATCGCGTCAATGCACTCAATCCCACCTTGATTATAGTGGGCAGGACAATTAACGTTATCTGACTTCTCGGGCATCTTTTTCTCTATCCGCTTCTATTTTGGATTTGAGGAATTCATGCCATACGTGCAGTTTGTCAAAATCAGCGCGGTCAACGTTGCCCTTTTCATAGCTGTCTTCCAGCTTTTTCAAAGCTTTGCTGAATTCGTTCTGCATTGTTGTAAATTGACTCATATTGAAAAGCTTTTTGACGTAAGGTCTACGCCGTTCTCCTTCTTAAATGAATCCACTTGTTCGGCAATATACTCCTGATCTCGGTTGGAAAGATTTTCTTGTTTCCAGCCTTCATGTATATACCGAAGTTGTCCACTAATTGTACGCCCTTCTACCCGCGCAATCACCACCAACTCCTCATAAACATCGCGAGGAAGTAGCACAGATTTCCATTTGGTCGTGTCCATTACACGTCTCCTACGTTAGGTATGGGAAAGTATACGCAGGGTCGTAGCATCAATCAACCTTCGGAAAAACCACGGAATGTCGATCTTCATATAGCTCGGTCATGTCCGCGATGACATCTTGAATTACGTCAAGTTCACAAACATCTTCTAAAAGACAATACCAACGCTCATTCAGCACAACAAAGCCTTCCCCGTTATGCAGGTCGTAATAAATGTGGCCCACCTTGGCCGCAGTCTTTACCGCGTCACTCATGATTGTTCCTCACATTCGCCCCAGCTAGGGCCAATCTCAACATCACACTTGTTTGGAACCTGTAGCGGTACAGCCTGTTCCATAATCTCAGCCAACTCTTTAGCTTGCTCAGGCCCGGTAACCGAAAAAGCCAGTTCATCGTGAACTTGGAGCATGGGAGTGAAACCGGCCTCACACACGTTGACCATTGCTTGCTTAGTCATGTCTGCCGCAGAGGCTTGAATCAACCGGTTCAGGGCCTTGTAAGTGTACGCCCGCCGAAGTCTGGTCGTTGGTCCGTGGGTCGCGAGTGCTTCCTCGCGGGGCATGGCTTTGTGCATTTCAAACGTGTCGGGTTCCCAAAGATCGAACCGGCATTTACGGCCCCGAAGAGATCGTAAGCTGCCCGAGGATCGTGGGTCTTCTAGCTTACGCTGTACGCCCTTCATTAGTCCCCGGACAAAAGGAACGCGCTTGTGGTATTGCTGGGTCAGGGCTTTGGCTTCATCTACGCTAAGGTCCAGTTGCTCAGATAGTTTGTTGACGCCCATGCCATACATCATGCCGAGGTTGATGACCTTGGCTTGTTTGCGTGGAATCCCTGCCATCTCGCTAACCATGCTATGGAAGTCCATGTTGGGATCGTTACGATAGCCGTCAACAAAACTTTCTACGCCTTCCATGGGCATGTTTTTGTAGTCTCCGTAGTTCTTGGCAAAGTGGACCAAGATCCGTGGTTCCTGCTGAGAGAAGTCTATAGCCGCCCACTGCTGCCCTTCTTCCGGTAAGAATAACGAGCGTATCATAGGCCCCAGCACAGGGTCGCGGGCCGGGATCTGTTGTAGGTTGGGGGAGTTCATGGAGATACGGCCAGACACGGTGCCGCCGTCATCGGAGCGCAACTGGTTAATGTGGCTGTGGATGCGCCCGTTGTGGACATACTTCAATATGCCGTCGATAAAAGAGCCGCTGGTCTTGTTGAGGTTTCGTGCTTCTACGATTAGTTTTGGCAGTTCATGGCCGTGTTCTGCCAAGAAGCTTTTGGTAAAGCTGGGCGCACCTTTTTCGGTTTGTGGGTAACCCAGCCCTAAACCATCAAACGCTTTAGCTATAGACTGCGCGGCCCATATCTCTACGTTTTGCCCGGTCATACTCTTTATCTGCTTGAGAACTTCTTTTTCTCGCTTGAGGATGATCTGCTTTGTTTTTTCAGCCCGATCCAAGTCTACGCGGATACCCCGCATCGTCATGTCTACCAGATTAGGTAACAAGGCAATTTCTAACCGCCAAACGTCCCACAATTCCTCACGGTTCAACAACGTCTTAAAGTGTCCCCAAAGCTCCAGCGTAATCTCTGCGTCAGTCTCAGCATATGGCCCGACATACATGGCGGGCAACTTCCACATTTCGCCTTTCGGGTCTACGCCAAATTCTTTTGCGGCCTCAACCAAGGTCTTTTCGGATTTTGTTTTGCCCAGATGGTCGTAACAGAGCGCGTTGAGGCTGTAACTAAACCGATTTTCATCGATTAAGCTGGCCGTAATCATGGTGTCAATCACCCGGCCTTTTACCTCAAACCCCATGGCGCGTATCCAGCCAAGGTCGTATTGGGCGTTGTGCATGATCTTATCAGCAGGGCATTCAAAGACTTTTTTGAGCCATTTGCTCACAATGCGCTTGTCAAGATTACCCCCGCCAGCATGGCCAACGGGGATGTAACATTTCCAACCCGGCACTGCGATGGCGTAGCCCACCACTTCGCCGTCACCCGTAGGCCAACCCGGTCCTTTTTCTTTCAAATGAGGGTCGCGAGTCTCTACGTCGATGGCGATTTCTTCACAGTCAAAAATGTCTGGAAGCTCCATTGGGGGAACCCAATCGCTTTTTGGCGGGAACATGGCCATTTGCAGTTTGCCGGTCGTCATTAGGCTACCTTACGTTCGCGCAAAATTGCTTTATGAAAGTAATTACAGGCTTGGCACCACCATCCTACTCGGATGTTTTGTTCGGCATGAATAATTTCCTGCGCCTGTTTATCGCAGTTTGGACAAGGTATTTGACTCATTTCTGTTTCCTCTTTCATAAAGCGTAAGCCCTTAAATAGTCTTCTGGTTCTAGGATATAGAGGTTTTGAAGCGTCCGCGTTACCCCCACGTAAAACACGCGGTGAAGATCATCCCCATGTGCGTCCATTGCTGCCGCCGTCAAATCTGGAAGAATTACAACGTTTTCGGCTTCACCACCCTTTGTGCCGTGGATCGTGGACAATCTGATGCGGGGCTTGGCGTTAAACTTCTCGCCTCGCCGGAGAAGGGCCGTAATGTACGCCCGATCCCCATCGGGTATTTTATCCATAGCCTCGTGCCAGATCATCTCATCCGTTGCCAATAGACCAAAATGTTCTTGTAAATCGCCCAATTCAAACATTTCGTTATCGTCAGCGTTGATGGTTTTGTGCCCGCGTTTTATGCGAGCGCCGTTCCCAGACATATAGGAATAGATGGCTTGCGCGGTGCCCGTGGTTACTGCCCGTCCTTTACGTAAGCTTTCCCAACCGTTAATCGCGAGAGACATTTTTTGAGGAATTGAACGACCGCCGTTTTGACGCTCAAACAAATACCCGCCGTTCTTTAATTCCTGCTCTATTGGATAAAGCATGTACCGAGCTTGTGCCATAACAAGCCACTGGCCTTGCGTCATATCAATTGACCGTATATCCGGCACACGTAATATCTGACCCTTTTCTTGTCTTGGGCGATAAACTTTTGGAAAACGATTTTGGATGCGGGATGCGATTTTTTCTGCCAAGGAATGGATTGCAGCGGGGACGCGATAACTCTGCTCCAACACCTCGGCACCGCCGGGGAGGTTGATGAAGTGGTCTACGTCTGCCCCAGCCCACCGGTAAATCGCCTGATCATCGTCCCCCGCCACAAACATCCGCTCTGACTTCTGGTCTAACTTGTGAGCTATGTCCCATTGCAATGGAGACAAGTCTTGTGCCTCATCTAAGAAACATATTTTTAAGGTTGGCATGACTATTTCTGCCTGCTCCACGAACTGTAGCAACATGTCCGTAAAGTCAATCAGGCCAAACGCTTTCTTATAATTTTCATAAGAATCCGCAACATACTTCACTTCTAACCAAGTAAAGTTAATGTCGCTGTGGTTATACTCCCGGCGAAGATCCGTCTTCTTTGTTTTGGACAAATTAATTAGTTGCAAGATTGGATGATCTGTCGCTTTAAACGACACATCTTCGTCATCACTTATAGAGCTATGTAAAGTGAAGCCTATCGCTTGCGATAAGTCTTTGTAGTTCTGCGGCCCCATCATCTGGCTTTCTTTTACGCCCATTAGTCGATAAGCCAACGAGTGAATGGTGCGAAAATACGGCAGGTCTTTGTCTGGATCTAAATCAAACCGTTGTGCGGCACGTTCTCGTGCTTCGTTGGCCGCTTTTTTAGTGAATGCAAAAAACCCCACTTGTGATGGGGTTATTCCACGCTCTAATGACTTTTCCACCATGTTTAACAAAGTGGTCGTCTTTCCTGTACCGGGCGGCCCAAAGATACGAAACATTAGAACGGGTCCGTGGTCCGTGTTTCAAACGCTTTGGACTCTAACTGGTCGTGAGGGATGTCTTGCACAGGTATCTTCCAAACCCGAATGGCTTTCCCCTTTATTTTTATTTGAACGGCCTCACCGTTAATATCGCGCAACCGTTGTGCCACCTTGTGTGTCTTGAATTCACTAAACCGATTCTTCCGTAGGAACCCCTCAAAATCTTTAAGGCGGAAATGCACAGCGTTCGTTTCTTCATCTACCCATGGACGACGCAACAGTATTTCTTCTCGGTCTTCCGCTTTTTGGGTGGACGTACAAAACTCATCAAGATACTCGTAAAACTGCCCGTTAATGCTGGCGTCTTCGGACACCTCCATTATGGACCCATCCGTTTCCGCCATTTCCTTCATCAACTGATTGATCCGAGCTTCCCACCCGCGCCGAGGCATTGTCTGCGGCATAAAGTTAAGCTGCTCTATACAGGCTTTTTGAAACACTGTTTGGTTTTGAAGTGCATCAGTGTCCAGTTCTAACGGAACGCCGTTCACGTCCAAAAACCACACGGGCGGAATAGAGTTGTACTTCCGCAGATTAGCCACGGCCATGTCGCTGACTGCCGCCCCAATGCCGAATTTTCGGGTTTGACATAGCTCACGATTGCAATAGGGCTGGATAGGCGCGTCACTACACCGATAGGCGTAATCTTTTTTCTCAAGCTGTTTGACTACCAGATTGACCTCGTTGAGAGGTAACGGCGGGTCTATGTAGGCCATGTTGTGATGCAGGATCTCATCCTGCCATGTGTCCGGGTACGCCTTACGCAGGTAAACACCTATGCTGAAGAGTCCGTTGTTTCGTCCCCCTTCGCTAATTTTTTGGGCGCATAGGGTTTGGAGACAGGGCGGACCGTCCACAATTGCTGTGTTTTCAATTTTGGCTTGCGTAAGTGCTTCCAGTTGTTCTGGCGTTTGGACGTGCGCCTCATACAACTCGAAAAATTCTTGAAGCGTTGCGGCAGTGCCGTCGTCGTTAAACGCGTACCGCAGGCCGTCTTCCGCATTGAAGTACGGCATATTCAAGAAGTTTCCGATATCCCCCCGGTCTAAAAACAACTTTATCTGCTTCGGGAAGATTTCACTGCCGCCATACCCTAGCCCGCTTGCTAAGTGTTGCAGCGTGGATTGCATTGTCTTTGCTGTCACCCACTCTTTACAAAAGATAAAGCAGTGAGCGCCCCCCGATTTGGATCGACATATTACCAGAGGCATGTTGCCCCGGCGTATTTTTTCTACCAATTTCCCGTGATCCAACGGGTATTCATCGATATCGATACAACCCCATTTACAGGAGTCGTTTTCATTAATTGGGATTATCCCTATGCCCGCCCCGTCTCCGGCTAGATGTTGCTCAAAATGGCCCGTGGTCCGTGGTTCGCGGACGACGCGAGCTTTACCGGTGTTCTTGCCGTTTGATTTGGTGCTATCGACTTCAAACGTGCCGTAGGCTTGCTTTAGGCCATCAAAGATAGCCGCAAATCTTTTCGCATCTGACATTTTTTATAGACCAAAAAGGGGGCGCAAGGCCCCCGGTAACACTTAAAACGGCGCGTCGTTGGACGAGTCGTCACCCTCTGCGGTGTGTTTTGCTTCCACATCGCCCTTTTGAATGGACTCTGAGAAAGACTTCGCCTGACCGTATTGCCCGGCGTCTTCTACCAATCCTTCGAGCGTGATGTCCCAGCCGTGCCACGATCCCTTAGAGTTCTCTTCGGACACTGTACGAAGAAGATAAACGTGACTGAAACGAGGCGGCGTAAACGGCCCGTTCTTACCCATTAGAGAAAGAGAAGCGATTGTGGAATTCCACTTCCTACTTTTCTTCATCTGCGTGGACTTCATCGCAATAACGGCGGGAGTCGTTGTGCCGTCTTTGTTGATGATTAACACGTAATGCTGGTGGGTTTCTTCGAGATAACTGCCGTTCCCGTTAGCAACGTAGTCCTTGTTGTCATCCCCACGCTCGGTTCGAGGACGCTGGTCCTCTGGCGTGTAAATGTTTAAAGGAGCGCCGTTACCAGAGCCCCGAGGAGCCCACTCAATATACCGCCGCTGATAAGCACAAGGTATGACACGAATACCTGTCTTCCCAGCATACACTTGATTTGAAACGGTATTGAGGATATCGCCCGCTTTTGCGTTATCAAGATCATCCAAAATCGGGTCTTGGCGGCTGAGAACTTTAAGGAAAGGGATTGCCATGTCGTCTTGACTGAGGTCACCCATTCCCATTCCAGCATCTTGTTCAAAAAGACTTGCATCGAATGCAACGATTTCATTTTTTTCACCTTTTTTTGCGACTGCACCACTCATTATTTTTTCCTCACAATGTTAGCACGTTGGCCGACGTAGGCCCCGAAAAGTTCCATGGGGAATGTGTCCCCGGTTTGTACCCGCTCCTTCACCCAAGCCTTGAGAGTGCTTGGATGCACCTCGGTCTTTTGCTCTGCCGCGTAACCGAGCCCTTGAGCGTAGTCGATAAACTCCGCCGCCTCTCGGTCTTCGCCACGCCCGAAGTTGCAACTGACAGTGTTTTTGATGATGTCATCAAAACCATTCTGCCGTAGCCAATCGAACGCAGTTTCGCGGTTTTCCGCCTTGATGTGTGCCCCGTAGGTGGGGCGCACAGTTACCTTTGAACCGTCCTCAAGTTCAAACGAATTGAGTCCGAGTTCAAGCAACATGGCGGGTAGGTCTTCGTCGGTGAGTCGTAGCAGTTCTCGCTTCGCCGTCTTCAACTGGTCCTCAAGTTTGTTGACCAAGTCTTCTTGATTGCGTACTGCGCGAGCAATTTCTGCAATGCTTTTCAAGCCGGTATTATCCATCGTTTCGATGTTGGAGGCGTTGGCTTGGTCTGCCTCCATGTCAAAGAGCAACTCGCTCATCTATTTCTCCTTTCGTGGTTAAAGCCCTTTTCGGGGGCTGGACGCGCAGTCTCTCATCCTATATCCTCCTATGTCAAGCACGGGGACAAACGATGTACGAATTTAAAACAACGCCCTACGATCACCAGCGCACAACCTTCAATGAATCTTGGGAACGACCGTATTTCGGGTTGTTTATGGAGATGGGCACGGGAAAATCAAAAGTGGCCATCGACACGATGGGCGCGTTGTATGAGCAAGGAGAGATTGACACCGCGTTAATCATCGCGCCTAAAGGTGTGTTTGATAACTGGGTCAAAAAAGAAATACCCGTGCATCTTCCTGACCGCGTTCAGACCAAGTTGGTCAAATGGCAGCCCAATTTCACTCAGAAGTTCCGTGATCAAATACAAGAGATAGCTGACCCACAGAAGCGTGAGCCGGGGTTCTTGCACATATTGGTTATGAACACAGAAGCGTTTTCCACGCAAAAAGGGGCGTCTGCCGCCCAGAAATTTGTCAAGCTGAACCCTAATTGCATGACCATTTTGGATGAAAGTACCAGCATCAAGAATAAGGGCGCACAGCGGACTAAGAACCTAATAAAAATTGGACAGGCGTCAAAATTCAGACGCATTCTGACCGGCTCGCCCATCACAAAAAGTCCTATGGATTTGTTTAGTCAATGTATGTTTTTGGATCAGGAAGCATTGGGATTCGCTAGCTTTTACTCGTTTCAGGGCCGCTATGCCGTCGTACAGCGCAGGAGCATGGGGCCGCACAGTTTCAACGAGGTTACTGGCTATCGTCGCTTAGACGAGCTTGGAGAGAAGCTGGATAGGTTCAGCACACGGGTGCTTAAAGAAGATTGTCTGGATTTGCCGGACAAAGTCTACCAGCGCCGCGAAGTCAGCCTGACCCGTGAGCAAATGGTTTTATATAAGCAAATGAAGGACTTAGCGTTAGCACAACTGGAGCAGGGGAAGCTGGCAACGACAGCATCTGTACTGACGCAAATTATGCGGCTACAGCAAATTTGCTGCGGCCACCTTCAACCTGATGAAGGGCCGATTCAAGAAGTAAAAAACAACCGCCTTGACGAACTAATGAACGTCGTGGAAGAGGTCAATGGTAAAGCCATCATCTGGGCTACGTGGACTTATGATATCCACCGAATAGAAAAGGCCCTAAAGAAAAAGTGGGGCAGTGGCGTGGTAGCATCCTATTACGGTGAGACTCACCAAGATGATAGACAGAACATTATCGACCGTTTTCAAGACCCTGACTCCGAGTTGCGTTTCTTTGTTGGACAGCCCCGGACGGGTGGTTACGGAATTACATTAACTGAAGCAAATACAGTGATTTACTTCAGCAATAGCTACGATTTAGAAATACGTCTGCAATCAGAAGACCGCGCACACAGGATTGGCCAGAAGGACAACGTGACTTACGTTGATCTGGTCAGTCCGGGAACAATTGATGAGAAGATTTTAACCGCTCTGCGCGACAAAATAAATATCGCAGGCGACGTTTTAGGCGAATCGGCAAAGAACTGGCTGATCTAAGCCGGTCTTTGCCTCATCAGCATTTCTGACGCCAGCATCCCGATCTCATCCTGCGGCCCCAAAACCTGTGCCGCCCGCTGTAACGACTGAGGGCTGACGGGAGCCGGGGTCGGTGGTGCGGGGGGCGCGGCTTGTGCTATCGGAGGCTGTGGTGCAGGAGCCGCTTCGGCACGTTGCTGGCCATAGAAATAGTCCACAGCTTCTTGGCCGCCCTCCATCCGTACAATGGCGCGAACAAGTTGAGGAATTTTTGACTCAGGCACTTTGCTTTTAGCGTCTAGGCCCGTCTGCCGCTCCACAAACGAAATGTATTGATTTGTCTGGTTTTCAGATGGCGGCGCGTACTTATTTAAAAAATCTTCAAGATTCATGCCGCGTGTTTGAGTGTCCAAAACAACTTGTCGGGTTAATGCTCGCAAACCTTGACCGGGAGAAGAAAACGCCGCAAAACCGCCCTGTCCTTCCGTTGCACCGGGCTGTCCTGCCAACCGCAAGTTGCCGGGGTTGTTGTTTTGAATAGACAGCGGACCCGTGGGCCGTGGTTCGGTGGGCGTAGGCTCTGGTTGAGCTTGCGGCACAACGTCGCGGTAAACTTCTTCTACATAATCAACGTCTCTAGAAATATCCGGTGTCGCCTGTCTAGCTACGGATGAGTAAAAAATTGCCGGGATACTACCGAAATATTCAATCAACTCTTTTTCTGTTTTAGGCGCTTTTTTCAATAGCGCCACAGCTTCTTCCGGGTACAACAATGCCCGAGAAAGAACGTCTTGAACTTTCGCTTCGGGCATTTCTCCGCCCAATTTTCTAGTAGCGGATGCAGTGCTTTGAGCTACCGAAAAGCTTGCTCCGGGCAGGTTACCAATTAATGGTCTTAATTTTTCAAACAACCAGTTACCGGACATTGCGCCACTAGCGCCTAAAAGAAGGTTAGTAAGCAAGGCTCCTTTGTCCGACAATTTTTCTGTAGAAACGGGGCCTTCTCTACGCATTAATTGCGCTACCGAAGCGGCGTGGTTAATTAATTTGTTGTAGTTATTGAAAGCATCCTTTTGGACAAACCCGTATTCTTCTAGTAATTGAGCAACTGATTTTCCGTCAGATTCCAGCGGTTTATACAAATATTCTCTGAATTTTTGAAAGTCAATTTCTTTTAAAGAAGATCCGCCGGCATACCTATATGCATCGTCCACCACAACATTGGTTAAGGCTTCTCTGGCTAAACGAGCCTCTTCTTTATTTTTAACGGCAAAGTTATTTATTTCTTTGAGTAAATTTTCAAAGTTTTTCGCGGCATTTTGTTTCCAGTTGCTGGGATTTCCTAAAATTTTTCTAACTTCACTGGCCGCATTATCGGACACTCCAGCAAATCGTTGCAGTTGACTTAATTTTGCAAAGTCATTTTGCTCCAATTTTAAAGACTCAATCACATCGTCTAAGGTGATCCTGCCGTCTAAAGCACGTTCTATATCGCGGAAAACGTCTGGGAATAAATCCCCTAAAGCTTCTTTGTAATCCGCTAAAAACGATTGTGCGGTTCTTTTGTTAATCTGACCAAATGTCTCCGAGGTTGTATCTTTTTCAATCAGATTTTTTCGTCTAATTAACGCGCGAGCAATGTCGTCCTTTGCGGCACGATATGTACCAAACCGATTTATCGCGGACTCACTGAGTTCAGCTAATTTTTCTTCGGGTAAAAATTCTCTCGGACCTTGAAAACGCTCACTGTTAAGCCAGTTAATTGCGTCCTCTAACTCTGCTACCTTTATACCAACTTCATCTGCGTCTCCACGGATAAGTTGCATTAATAAAGTTTTTGGATTTTTTGCCAAACCGCCTTTAGGAGATTTTTTCAAGACATCGCCAATAAAAGTTCGTGTGAAAACGTCGTGTTTTGCTCTATTAAAGGCGTTTGCTTGCCGCAACATGGCAAGACCTAAAGCCGCAGGACTTTCGCCCGGCGGTAAACTTTCCAACAACTGCTCAAAAGAACGTATTTCGTCATTGCCCGCAGTAGATAAAGCACTTCCTCCAGACAAAACTTCTAAGTCTTCTAGCAAAGCCTCCTCGACAACACCCAAATCACGCACTGCTTGAGCATCGTTTACGTTAATGGCTTGACGTTGTTGTTTTGCCAAACGACTTCTAAAGTCCAATAATTGTGAAACAGAAAGTTCGTTAGCTTCTTCCCCCGCCAACAGAGCATTAGCGTTGTCCACCTCCGCTTGCCGCATATCAAGGGTTTTTTGAGCGTTAAGCACCGGGATTATTTTTCTAATGTATGCCGCTTCAGTCCGAGTCGCTTGAGTTTGAAAACGTCCACCGGCACCAGTTAAATTATCCAACTCCTGACGAAGGGCCAAAATCTGGTTGTCAATCGGCTGATCTTGGTTTTGTTGTAATATTCTGGCTACGCCAAATTCACCGAATTCACTTGGTTCATCAAAACGTGTGCCTTGTTTTAAGCGGTATTCTTCGGCTTCCATTTCTTTGTTAAGAAGAACACGTGCGGCTTCGTCTCGTCTATTTATTAAACTCGCAACATCTGCCTGCAAAGCACTTTGATCCGGGCTAAATACGCTTTGCATTTCGGATAGAAGCGGATGAAGTTGTGTTCGCCCATCTACTTGTTGTATTTCACGTATTTTTGCAAGCGCCCTTCCGGGTCTATGATTAAGGTTGGACAACCGTTCTTTGGCATTGGCATACATTAAATCTGTAGCTTCATTCGTATCATCCAAGCTAGAAATAATGTTTTTAAACAAAAAGGTGCTGAAGACCGTGCGTTTTTCCTCGGGCCTTAAATTTTTTGTTTGATCAAGCGCAATGTTTTTAGCCGCATCTAATCGCTCGGCTATGCCTCCTGCAAATAAATCCGCTTGCACTTCGGCTAATTCAGACAAAGCAATGGGATCATTGCCCGCGTCATTAACCAATTCGCGCATTATTGTTTCAGCAAATATTTTGTAATCATCGTACCGTCGTTGCGCTTCTTCGGCATACCCGCCGGGTTTTGTGTTTAAGCGCCGTTGGCCACGGTCTAATGCTTCTAAAATTTGAAGCGGGTTAATTTTTTTGCCATCCACCATTTTTTCAAACCCGGCCACAGATTGCGCCAACGTTAATGGCGGTAACATTAATTTTTGTTCTTCCGTAAAAGGCCTTCCTATCGCTTGCGCGGCCTGCGCTTTTGATTCATTTAAGGTATCGACCAATTCTCTTAGGGGAGAGGACTCCAAAGCCAATTCAATGTCAGCAACAAAATCTTCTGTCTTAAACGGTTTTTGATCATATTTTTGACTAAGCGTGTTTAAAGCTTGAATCATATCCCGTTTAACCTGATCTTCTCGACCTGATTTAGACACAATGTTTCTTAAAGCTGACATGACGCTGTTAGCCGTCTTTTGCGTTAAATATGCACCTACTCTAAGGACAGGCAATGAAGAAAACCCTACTTCAGCCCCAATCCTTGTTAACGGATCATACGGGTCTACTTCTTCGGCCACTTTTGCGCCTACTGCGGGTAAAGCCGAGGTAGCACCGGCCACAGCCAGTTTTGCCGCCGCATCTTTCCTTGATGTTACCGGAGACATTGGTTTGGCAACGCCTTCAACGACCCGCTCTAACCCAGAAACTATTTTTTGACCCGCCGTGGCTAACTTTCTTTTGAAGCCGGGAGCCATACCGTCTATGTTACGAGCTATTCTGTCGCTTAAAAAATCAACCGTCCCTTGTTTTAAAACCATGGGAAGAGCCATCAGGGTGGCTAAGTTACCGCTAAAAGTTCGTGTAGCTTCTACAAAAGGGCGTTGTGACGGAACTTCTTCAGTAGGCGATATTTTTTTAAAAATATATTGACCGGGAACATATGCGGCAGTGGCGTACAAAGTACCTAATCCTGCGCCGCCTAATAATTTTGCGGGCAAAGGACCGGGAGTTGCCATAAATCCTTGTTGTGCGCCTTTTGCAAAAGCAACACTGGGAACAACGTCTAAAGCGGCTTTTTCCATCCCCTTTTGAACTTGACCTCTTTTACTAAACCGCTCAAATTGGCCGCCGCTTAGTTCTATAAGGATGCTTTCATCTGCAAACGTGTTTAGGTCTTCGTCAACAATACTGTCGGCAGTTAGACCTTCGTTTATTAAAGCTTGTCTGCGACGATTTTTTAAAAACTCAAATGCGGCGGGATAATTAAAACCTTTTAATTGAGCCAAGTCTTGATTGATCGTAGATAAAGGGACTTGATCTTCTAACTTTTGTTGAATGTCATACGTGCCCGTAGTTACAGGAGGCTGTTCCATACCCTGCAATACATCAACAACACTTTGAGTTTTTTCTGTGTCCGTCGCCACGTCCTTTACCTATGCTCGTATCAGTCTACGCTGGAGGGAAATTGATCATAAAATGGAGATAATAAATTGTCATCGCCGCCTTGACCTTGGTTGTCAGTAGTCACAATGTCCCTTTGACGACCAAACCGGTAGTTTTGATAAATTCTATTAAGTATTGTTTCAATAGCTATCGCTTCAGGTAAGCGCGTTAGTGCCGTATCTACAGTAACGCCCCTTCTGGTTTCACGATTATCAATAATATCTTGATAAAGTTTTACGTCTGTTCTAATACGTGCGGCAAGATTGTCTACCTTTTCCCGAGCATTACTGTCGGTTTCAAACGCGCTCATTTTCGGGAAGTTTTCTTCATCTTTGGCAAATTCTTGCTGTAAAGGACGATCTTGTCCGGGTGCGCTATAAAAATAACGTCGGGTGTCAGCCATGATACTGTCAAAAAGTCTTCTAGCGGCTATAGAATCAGACACGGCATTACTATCTAACAAACCGCCAAATTCATTGGCCACTTGAGTAACACTGTATTCAATTATAGATAACGGTAAACTAAGTAGGCCCGTAGCGGCAGACATGTTTAGCCTATCTATTTTGGCAAGACGAGAGTCAACATAATCTTTTAGGGGAGAGTTATACTTGGGAAGGTTTCCGCTTACCAAAGAAGGGTTGTTCATAAACTCATTAAATTGCTGTACCAGCAAATCTTGGCTGTTGTCACGCGCCACGTTTTGTGCATTTGCTAAAAGATCAGCAGTGGCTTGAACTTCTTCTTGCGCCGTTTCTGAAGCTTTTTCAGCACTTTGTGCTTCATCTTCACCTTGAGCTTTAAATGCATTAAACATATTTTTGAAATGTGTTTGCGTTCGATCTCGCAATTCTGGATTTTGAAGCAACTTGGCATACTCATAAAATTGTGACCCTATGGGGTCTATCGCACCCGTAATTGGGTTTGACTTTAATTCAGAGGCCAAATCATTTTGCGCTCTTAGCTGTTCTGGCCCCTCTATGCCCATGACTAAACCTTGCTTCAAAAGCATCAAGGTTTCCGGTTGGCTTAAACGCGCCTTAATTGCCTCTGGAGAAAACTCTCCTTTAGGTGCTGTTGTTGAATAACCTATTTTTAACAATTGATTTTGAGTGGATCTATCATTTGCAGGAAGGGCAATTTCAGCGGGCAATGTTTGCGTATTACCTTCGGCATCTGAGAATTCAAACGCTTTGCCCGTAGGCGAATAAAGAACGGTTGTAGCCGAACTAGGCTGTTCGGCCTTTGCGGCGGCTATAGCAAGCGACTCCTGAGAGGCTCTGTCCCTGTCAGCGGCGGATATTCCGGCTTGCAAACGAGCTAAACGCAATCGCTGATCTTCTTGTCTTCTTTCGTCTCTACGATCCTGCGCCTGTGCCCCGAGGGCCGCGATCTCTGCCGCAGTAGGCTCAAACGCTGACCCTATTTGAGACGCCAAAGAGCCTCCGGATTTAGGGTCACCCGCCGCTAGACGTAGGCCACCTCTCGCTACAGATAAAAGCGCCTGCGCTCTGTCAAATTCTTCTCGCTCTGCCTGTTGTTGAGCGCGGTCTTCTTCCGAAAAAATGTCGGAAAAAACATCACGTAAGCCTTCGTATTTGTTCTTTACCTCGGAACCGTAATCATAATTGCTCAAGAGGTTTGAATATGTCTCAAAAAAAGTTGGCGGCGCTGTGCTGACGGGAAGACTCCCGTTTGAAAGATAAGCTACCTCACCGCCTTGTCTAAAATTTTGTGGAGCAGGGGCCTCCGGTGCCCCTGCCATCATCAAGCTACCTACGCCCATGCCCATATCGGTAGGAGCGCCGTCAGCCGTGGTCATTTCCACGTCGCCCGCAATCTGTTGAACCAGAGCGCCGATCCCGCTGTCCATCATCCCCTCTTCCGTCATCATAATGACCGGCTGAACCATCGCGAGAACGGACTCTGGTGTCTGGTTTGCGTCAGATTGGCCGACATACCCCGCAAGCTCTTCGCGTCGAGCATCCAAGGGCTTGTCGTTGCCACGCAACGCGTTGATAAGATCTTCCGTGGACTGAGCGCCGTCAATCCCCGCCATCATGTTCTGCGCGTATTCGGCCCCAAGCTGTTCGCCCGTGGCCCGCGCTTCCATCTCAGCTTTCTCCAGCACCCCTGCCTGACGAGCCATTTCTGGGTCCATCTGTGGCGGTGGAGGAGCCATGTCCTGCGGCATGGGTTGCGCGGGGCCACCCACCTGTCGGAATAACGGTCTACTTAATACGCTCATTAAAACATTCCCATTGCTTTGGCACCGCCTGCGGCGCTAAGTCCTGCAATACCCAATCCGGCGATCTGCTGGAAGGTGGACGGGTCTTGCGTTTGGCTGATCTGTGTCACCTGCTGTGAAGAAGGTGTGCCTTTGTAGATGTCGCTCAAGAACGAATATTGCTGATAAGGCATTTGATATAGTTGCATGTTGCTTTGACGCTGGGCATCCAGAGCCGCCTGCTGTAGTGCCTGATCCCGCGCACCCAGCGCCTCAATCGTCTTGACATCGCCAAGGTTAAGTTGCTGTTGCAATTGACCAAGGCCTGCTTGCTGAATACCAAACTGACTAAGCTGACTTCCCAACTGACCGCCAGCCTGTGCCAAAGAGCCAAGCCCTTGACCCATCTGGCCGCTAGCTTGCGC